CCGTAGGATCGGATGGACCGCCGCCGCTTGCCGTTGGTGTCGGCTGTTGAATGGTGCCGGTCTGGATTACGTCGGGCTGTTGTGCGGCCAGTTTGTCAAAGGCCCCTGTGACACGGCTGCGAACGGTTGCCATTAGCCGCGCACCATGTTTGCCATACCAACGCCGCCGCGAATGTAGCCGCGCAGCAGCCCTTCAACCGCAACAATGCGCGGGGTGGATGTAGGCAGCGTCTCGGCTTCCAGTGTAATTGGGCCGACCTTGATGGTGTCGCTTGTGACGTTCGTTTCGATTGTTGCGAATGGATCAAGACCGCCCTGCAAGATGTAGGCCACCTCAAACTGCGCGTGAATAATATCAAGCGGGATCGTGTCGGGATTGATCGGCCAATCGTCAACCAAGTCGTTGACAAGGCGAGGCCATGAAAGGGCTTGGTATTGATATTGCTGCATCCCGATGAATGAGTATTTGCGATCAAGGTAGATTGCGGCCTTGCGCAAATTGATTTCGTTTGCGGCGTCGGTGCCTGAAAGCGTAAAGCCCATTGCCAGCGCATACGTTGTATAAAACGCAAGCGTGCCGTAGCTGTCCGAGGCCGTGCCGCCGATTGTGGTATCTAGTGCCATTGTGCAAACCCTCTAAACTTAGTGAGGGGGCGAACCTAAGTCCGCCCCCCTGCTAAATTTAGCCGAGCAATGATGCCACGAAATCAGGCTTCCAAACTTTGGCAGCGTAGAAGGTTGTGATGTCAAACATCTTTTTGCCGTAGCCGTTGTAGACTGCGATTTCGTACACGACGCCAGAGAACGGGTCTTGCACGGTAAGGCGGTCAATTGCAGCGTCGCCGCCCAAAGGCATGGCAGGCGGACGAATTACCAATTCGCAAGCGGCGCGGTGAAATGCGACGTTTCCGGCGTAATCATTCAAGACAGTGATTGCGTTGTTGTCGGGAATGGCAACGCGCAAGCCAGGTGCGGCAATAGTGATGGTGCCAGAAGTTCCGACAACGCCCGTCTCAACGACGTATTTGTTTGCAGTGTCAGCCGCAAACGTGATGACATCGCCAGCCTTGTATCCTGTTGAGCCAGCCGTTGCCCCATCAAACACAACAGCGGTCGCACCGACTGCAAGAGCGCCGTTTACAAGCCCGCTTACTGCCGTGCCTTTGACGTGCTGGGCAATTCCAGCGGACTCTTTGAGCATAAGCCCTTGAAGGTTGAGCAATTCGCCACGGCGCAACAAGTCATCTCCGCCTGCTTCGCTTACCTTTTGCAGTTGCGCAAGGTTGCGCAGCTTAACGCCAGCCGCAGAGTTCATCGCAATAGTTGCTTGGCCGTCAAGTGGCATCCCGTTGTCAATGAGGATTTGGCGAACTTCGGCAACCTCATTGAAGTTGGAGCCGAAAGGCGTAGTGCCAGCCGTACCAATGGCGCGCGATGCACCCTGAGAAAGAGTCAAAGCCACGTGGGTTTCGATTTTGTTTGTAATAGTGCGGAATGCTTGGGCGATTTGGTCGCCATAAACAGTCTCGTATCCAGCGCCGTTGTTGAGGTGCTTGATGTCTTCGCCAGTGTACGGGATTTGCACGTTGGCAACCTTGTCAATGGTCATCGTCTTGTTCGCGACTGTCTGGTCGTCGCCTTCAGGAATGGTCATTGCAGGGGTGTAGGTTTCGTTCAGCGTTGGCTGTGCTGTGACAGCGGCGCGAACGGTATCACCGAAAGCTGCGCCTTCGGAACCTGCGTTGATTGTTACGGATGGAATGACGCCAACCAATTCACGGCCAACGATGTCGGCTGCGCGGTAGATGTCGGCTGCAAGGTCTGTGAGTACGTTAGCCATTGGGCTATTCTCCTAATGTGCGGTTAGTCTTTGACTACGCCGCCTGATTTTGAATGGGTTGCACGCTCAATCTGTGACATTGCGTCAAAGGTCGCTCGTGTAACGGATGGCTTGTCAGGCGTCCCGCCCTGTGATCCGGCTGGCTTCCCGCCGCCGCCCTTGCCTGCATCACGAACCGCGTACGATTTGGATGTGGCAAGTTCCTTCGCCAGATCGGCTAAGGTCGCACCGTGATCGGAACCTGATCCAATCATCGGCTTTCCGTCAGACGTCATCACCTGAGCGGTGCCGTCTTCTGCAAACTTGAGACGAACCATTGCGCTTGAGGCAATGTCGTCAATTGATTCTGAGATAAAGCCCGCCTTCGCCAACTCTGCCTTGAGGTCGCTAGATGCGCCGCGCTGCATCATCTTGGAAATGCGGTCGTTAGCGCCGGTTAGCTTGCCCTCGTAGTCTGTTTTCATCGCGTCCAGCTTGGCCTGTGCGTCTTCGCTGCCCTTGCCGTTGCCCTTAGCCTTTTCGGTCAGGTCTGCAATCTTTGCCTCAATGTCGTCCGCCGTGCCATACTTAGAATACGCCGCAACGTTGCTGCGTTCCTTCGACAGCGCGGTTTTAAGGCCGCTCACGTCTTCTGGTGCAGCAAGTGCGCCAAGGTCCAATGAACCCTCTGATACGTGGCCCTGAAGCCATTCTGGAAGGGTGGTTGCGTCGGTTACTTCGATTTTCATAGTTCAGCTTCCCGCTGTTAAGGCGCTGGCATCCCGCCAACGCAAAAAGCCCCGCAGATGCAGGGTTGTTTGGTTCGATTGTTGTTCGTGTGTTAGGGCTTAGTTTACAACTCGACTAAGCCAATTCAAAAGGCCGCGCACCCAAGTCAACGGCGGCAGGCGTTCAAGCTCAAACATCAGACCGTCTACCGCTTGCTCAAGGTCGCAGAGGTGCGGGTTGTCGCTGTGCATGTATGGCTTGCCGTGTCGATTCATTCGCCCGTTAGCTCTTGGGTGACTGTAACATTAAGGTGAGCCAAACTGTGGCCTAAAGATAAAATAGCCACATCAAAAAGTTTGGTGTCAACCCTTAGCCCCGCATCCCTTGCAGCCCTCGACGCGTCGTTAAATGCCTTGCGTGCGTTATAAACGGCGTTGGCGTGTTCTTGATCGGTCATGGTTCACCTTTGGTTCGTTTAAGTCACAGTTATTCAAGCACAGAAATACACCACTTTCGCGCGAGGTGCAAGGGGTTCGTTAAATGCGTGCTTGCAATTCCTCAAGCGACAACGGACGCCCGTTTGCATCCATCAAATCACGGAACGATATATCCCCGTCGCGCCATAGCTTTGCACGGCCAACGCCAAGGTTTTCGTTCTGCTCGGCAACCGTGCGCCGTGATAGCCAGCCCTCAAATGTGGTGTCTTGCGGTACTTGCCCGTCAAGGCTTGCGCGTGTGGATGCAGGCACTTCATCGATGTCTAGGCCAAGCTCCCTAAACGATTTTAGCACGGGTGTTGATGTTGATCGGCAGCCCCAATGCAGCCTGCCGGGTCCGCCAAACCAAGGCAATGAATGCCCAATGGGTTCATGCGTGCCAACCGTGTACGTCAGCCCGTCGCGCGCGCCGCATTGCTCTGTTGTGCGCAGATCAATCGTGCTTAACCATTGCTCGGCTTTGATTATGTCGTCGTTGTCATTGTATACCGCTTGCCGCGATGCCTGAGAGACGGCTTGCGTTGCCGATCTAACAAGGCTGTCAGCGTGCGCGCGCGTTATGTCCATAAAGCCCTTGACAGCTTCGCCACCCTGCCGCCCGCCACGAATGCGCCTGATTAGCTGCCCGTTGGTTTCACCTTGGGCAATGCCCAGCCGCATGTTGTCTTGGAACCGCTGTAGCGTGTCGCCAGCCTGCCGTGACAGCCAATCTGACACCGGAGCGCCCTGCACCAGCAGATCGCCCGTGATGGCCACAAGCTGCCCGCGTGTAAGCTCTGTGGTGATAAGCTGGACGCCCGCGCCTTGGTTGATTGCCGATACCGCAAACCGCGCTTCCATGTCCGCAATTTCGCGCAACTCATTCGCAAGGCGTTTGCCCTCTGTGCGATAAGACGCCGTGATTGTTTCCTTGACCTGCGCCAATAGCTTTTCAAGCCGCGCTTGTCGTCTGGATATGCTGCCAATCCCCGTCGGGTCGATCCGCGCAAGCTGTGCCACGATATCGCCTTGCAACTCATTAAGGAACCGCGACACGTCACGCGCTTGGCCCGCCGCCAGCCTTTGCAGGTCCAGCGCGCGGGTTGTCATGCGGTCAAGGATTTTGTCGTTTGCGTTTGCCATTACAGGGCCGCGTAGGCGATCAAGCCTGTGACGTTTGCCGCGACAGTTAACGGCGTGGCATCACCGTCAGCCGCGCCCAAAGTAATCGCAAACGAAATGCCGATTGAAAAGTCAATGCCAATCAATGCGGGCAGGGTAAAGCTAGAACTTGACACTGCAGGGATGCCGATTGTGATTAGTGGAACATCGGTCCCAACAACAGGCGCGCTTGCCTTGTTGTACAACTTAACGTACCTCACACCGTCGCCGCTGTTTTCCATATGCAGAATTGAAATGTTGGCAGGCACGCTTGAAACTGCGGTTGCGTTGGTGGTGGTTGCTGAGATGAATTTCTGATATGTTACGGTGGCACCGCTTTGCGCAATGCCCACGTTACCAATTTTCTTGGTTGTCTCGGGGTTCAGCGTGACCGGACCAATGGCGGCGATAAGGCCCGATGAGTTTTCGTCCCTATGCCCGTATGCTACACCTTCCACAATTCCTGAAGTGTAAGCTGTCACACGGATGCGAACAAACTTGTAGATCGTTGGCAACTTAACAAGCCGATTTTCAGTCGTTGATGATTCGCCAATTGCCTGCCCTCCGCTTGGGTTTGATGTAACAATAGGGTAGAACGTGCCACCGTCGTTAGAGCCTTGGAATGATACCGTGCCAGACCAAGTACCGGTTAATTGTAAACTGATAAACTTGTATTGTGACACGTCAAGAGCTGAAAGCAGATCGTCGTTTAAGGCTGCCACGTCTGTTAATGGAACAGATATTGGCAAAGACTGGAACCCCTCAATGCCTTCGCTGCTTACGTTTGTGACCCGCAAGCCTTTACCAACTGGAAACACACCTACAAGGTCCGTGCTGTCACCTGATTTGATTTCTACTGCCATTGTATCTTCCTAAACTAATGCCCACTGGACGTTGTATTTGCCATTTGCAGGCGCGTTTTGCATAGTGCCGTAGATCGTAAAGCCGACGCCCGGCACGATTGCGAATGCCTCGACGCGGATCGGGTCAATCAACAAGTCCTCTGCGATGTGGTCGGCTGTGTCTTCAATGCGCATTTTAACCAAGACAACAGACGTTGCCGAGATTGATCCAACGCCCGTAATGACCGCGGTTGCGGTTTTGTTTGATGCGCCAAAGTCTAGCGTGACAATGCCAGACGGGCGTGGCGTGCTTGGCCCGCCTGCAATCATGCCTTGGAATTGCTGTGCGTCCTTGCCTCTAACCCTGCCTGCGTCTTTTGTGCGTCCATTGTCTAACGTGATGATTAGATGCCCGCGTGCGTTGACCTCTACGTCTTTGATGCCGTTGCCGTCTTTGCCGTCTGTGGCTGTCGCATCCTTGCCGTCTGTGCCGTTGGTGCCGTCGCGACCCTTTGGCCCTACTTGCCCCGCTTCACCGGCTTGGCCTTGGTCCCCTTGGTCCCCTTTTTCGCCCCGTATTGATTTGCCTTCATTGCCTTTATCTCCTTTTACATTGTTACCGTCTTTGCCGGCCGCACCGTCTTTGCCGGCCGCACCAGTCTCGCCGGCCGGCCCGCGTTGGCCCACCTCGCCGGCCGCACCCCTTTGGCCGGCCGCACCATCCTTACCGTCTTGCCCGTTAATGCCGTTTAACGCCTCGCGCGCTTCAACAACCCTAAGCCGGTCGCGCAGCATTGCAAAGCCCTTGCCGACAAACTCGCTTAGTTCGTTATCCATTGAAGGCCGCAATCGCTCTGTCCAGCCCGCTCGGCCCGCTAAGGTCTAGCCCTTCGCCCTGCAAATCAGGCGGCGCGCTTGCAATGATGTCCATGTCTGCCTGCGTGTCTAGATCGGGACTTAGGAACCCACGCCGCTTGCGCTCTGCATAGTACGCCTCTTTTGACAACAGCCCCAAGTTAACGTCAGCCTGCATGACTTGGACTTCCTGCGCAGTTAGCGGCACAATGCCAAAGTCTTTGTTGACCTCAACCGTGATGACTTGTTCACCTTCGCCTGAGTAGAACGCCATCCATTCAAGCGCCTTTTCAAGCGCGTCTTTTAGGTTGTCGGCCATCATTGACAGGGTGGATGTTTCCTTGGTGGAGTCCAGCACAGCGCCGGTTGCTGTCTCATGGCTGGCCACAAGCAATTGCAAGCCGAGCGCCTGCATTTGGTATTGCAGGTCTTGCAAGTCGGTCCTGCCCGCGCCAATTGCCTGCCCTGAATGCTCGACCCATTCCAGTTTGGCGTCGGCATCGCGTGAGGTGACGGCTTGGCTGGCGCTGATGACAAGCGGCTCATCCTCGCCACGTCCAGACGCGAACAGGATCGGCACGCGCGCAAAGTGCAGAATGTGGCGCTGATCCGACTGCGATTGCCAGTGCGCGATATTGACATCGGCCAAATCCTCAAGCACAGGCTCGGCAATAAAGAAACCCGTGCGCTGGGCATAGAACGGGATGACCGTGATTTCTTCGGCGTTGGTCTGGTATTCATCCACCACCAACCATTCGTCTTTCTCGTTCTTGCGATAGATGCGCACCGATACCGTGTTGACCTCACGCGTAAGCACGCGCACTTGGTCCACATTGATTTGCGTGAACTCGTCTTTGGGGTCGTTCTCTGTCACTGACTCCATAATCCGCAACATTGACAAGGCCAGCACGTTGTTGAACTGCTCAGTCTTAAAGCCAAGAATGTCCTCAACCCGCAAATGCACCATGTAGGGACGCAGCCCAAGCGTTGCCGCCGCCGCGCGAGTTGTTTCGCCCTCACGTCGCGGCGCGTCAACCATGATGTACGAAATGCCAGGCACAAACGCATCCTTGAACACGTCAGACGCAAACGCGCTAAGGTCTTGGCCTTGCATGTTGATGTCTGTGGCAAATTCTTGCAGGCGCGGCGACCCCTCAACGATTGTGATTGGCTTGGTAAACACCCGCCCCGTCATGTCCTTGACCGTCTTGCGCATCCCGTTAAACAGCCACGATGAATTCAAACGCGCTTGATAGTCTGCGTCTTGCTCTGCCTTGAACTTGGGCAGGTACTCTTGGCCCGCCGTGCGCATGGTATCGGTCCCGCCCATAAGCGCGCGGCCCTTTTTTGCGGCCTCAACCATGTCGGCCATTGCCTTGGATCGTTTGTTGACTGTTTTGGACATATTTATTCCTTAGAATGGCAAGGCTGCTGAGGTCATTGTCGGCTTAACGACAGGCATTTCATACGCAAGCGGATAACCGAAGGCGTCGTTCTGGTGGTCAAGTCCGGTTGTCTTGTCCGGTTCGCCCTGCTTGTTGTAGGGCTGCTGTTCAAGGCATCGCGCTGTTTCTGGGCATGTATCAGGGTTGACAAACACGCGGCCCCGCTGGAAGCCCATATTAACGGCTAGAACGCGGTCTTTCACGCGCGGGTTGCTTGGCTTGGCCCGTATGGCGTAGCCTGCCCCGCGTAGCAGTCCGATGTCTGACAGCGATGCGCCCTTGCTGCTTGTGTTCTTGCCGCTGGCGTCGGGATAGATCGTAACGCTGTGGCCGGCGTATCGTTCCGCCAGTGTGTTAATCATTGACGGGGTATCAATCCCGCCCTTTATTTCGTCAACGCAGTGCCAATCATTTTCCCGTAGAACAAACGCGCACGCGGCCATGTTGCCGACGTTGAAGTCCATCCCCAGCTTAATCGGTTCGCCTGTCTTTAGCGTTTCTCGGCTGCGGTTTGTTTCGCGCTGATATGAATTGTAGACCGTTCCAGATGTCAGGTTGACAAAATGGCCCTCGATATACGCGTCGATTAATTGCGCCGGATAGCTGGCCCGTAGGTTGTCCACATAGTCAACGGGCAACATTGGATTGCTGTGCGTTGCCGCCTGAAAATACTCATACCCATCGGCGGGGTTGAGCGCCCATCTTTCGTAAACAAACCGAAACCCTTCCGGCGTTGTGTAGGCTGACACCCGATTAAATGGCCGCTTGATGCCTTCCGGCTTTTGCCTGTTGCGGGCAATGATCTGGTTCCACGCCTTGCGGGCTGCTTCAGTCTTGAGCGTGTCCAATTCGTCAACGTGCGCGCGGTAGGTCTCGTACCCAACAATTCGCTCAGGGTTGTCCATCGTGCGCAATAGAAAGTCACCAAAGCGGGGCCATGATGTATAGATCACATTGTCCGACTTATTCCACCGATGCGGAATGCCCTGTTCTTCCAGCTTGGCGCAAATGCGCGGAGCCGTGATAAGCCTCACAAGGTCATAGGTGGGGGCATATAGCCCGATGAGTGCCGTTGCACTATGCGCCGCATCCCCTAGCGCAGAGCAGGCCATAACCTCAGACTTACCAGCGCCAAAGCCCGCAACGAATGCAGGGTGCTTGGCTGTTGACATTAGGAACCGTTCTTGCGGCTCAGTCAGTCTCAATCGTATCAGGTTGCGCGCGCTCAATATCCCACCCCTCAAATGTCTGCGGCACTTTGTCTATAGGTACTTCGACATTGCTTTGAATGGGCTTGCCATATGCGCGGTCTAAGATTGAGTTGGCTGCTGTAACCCTTGCGGATTCGCTCTTACCTTGACCTGCGATCTGCACCAGTACGTCTAATGCAAGATCAACGTGTTCTTTCGCCAGTGATGCCAGATCGCGCTTTGCCAATGATGTCGCGCCCGGCTTTCTGCCTGCGCCTGTTCGCTTACCGCCGCGCCCTGTCATGTTTGATTGTTTGAATGTTTGGACAT